ATGAGAAGGGGCACCACCGATTTCTCGACGATGCCCCTTTGGGCCGACGGCAATCACCATGATGGTGGCCGTCTTAGGTCGCATATTACAGCGTGGTAGAGGTCTTAGTACGATGCACCAGGTACCACACCGGGTTAGCAGTGGAGCCAGTGTTACCAGCGGCCAAACGCAGAGCGGCGAAGTACAGCTTCACACCAACGGTGACGAGCTGGTTCAACGGATCGCTCTTGTCGGGGGTATCGGTGATCACAACCTTCGGGGACAACGGATCATCACCGGTCAAGGCAGGGATACCAAAGGACTCATTACCAAAGAAGAACGAGGCGATGATGTCCTTGCTAACCGCCAGACCGCCACCCGCGGCGGAAGCCTGATAGATGAACTCGTCAGCGGCAGTACCGGAGCCGGTGCTAACAAACGAGTTGGTCTGAGTGACAACGCGGCAACCGTAGATGGAACCCACCTCGCCCTTGTAGAACGGGGTACCCTTGTTGCCGTAGTTGGAGGCGTTCAACCAATCGGCATCGCGCATCAAATCACGGGTAACACGAGGATCGGTCGCCAGGACGTAGCCACCGTTGATCATCGGAGCGCGGTTACGCTTCAGACGAGTCATGGAATCCAAGACAGCCGAAGCGGTCATCGTGGCATCGGCAGCAGTGGTCGCACTGTTCAGACCAGAGAACGTCTGAGTGGTCAGCGTAGCAGGGTTGCCGTACACCTTAATACCGCCGGAAGAAGCGGCAGTGTTACAAGCATCCGAGTTATCAAACGTACCACCACCCTCAGCGGCGGAACCGATAGAAGAACCGCTCGCAGTGAGGTTAGATCCGATCAGGGTGTTACGAATGACCGAGTCAACCCAGAGGGCCATGTCCAGACCGGAAGTCTTGGTGGCCTGCTGGAGGGAGTTGAACAGGTCCGTAGCGCGGAGAATATCGGTCAATCCGATCACCTGACCGTACTGAGCGAGGCTCTTGCTGAGGCTGTTGAGAACAAGGGAACGATAGTTTCCAGAGCTGATAGGAGTACCTTCAGAACTGATGGTCTGGACACCAGCAACGCTCGGAGGACCGAAGCGGAACATCGTGATGGCCTTGTTACCATTGTTCTTGGGGATCGGAGCCTTCATGGAGAACTGATCAAGAATCGTCTCCTGTTGGACGATCGAGAGAAGCTCCTTGCTGAAGAAGTTCTGGAACTGACTGGTTAGCGTGGTTGAAGTAGTAATGCCTGCCATATTTTAGTTGTGGTTGTGCTATTGGTTGCTTTCCCGGTCGAACTCTCGTGTCGCTCGCATGAGCGCATCCCTTTGCTCCTTCATGGATAACCGTGAGAAATCTTTCTCCTCGGTCTTGAGTTGTCCTGCCGGAACGCTTTTACCAATGGCGGTCTTCTGCTGGAGCTTGTTGAGCTGTTCTTTCAGAGACTTATTCTCGGCTTCTACAGACTGAAATCGACCCGCAGTATCTTGGAGCTTCATCAATTCTACCGCATGGGCTAACCCATTGGGCAGCGTTGTTAAGATCGGAATGCGCTGCAACAACTCAACCGTTCGCTTGTACTCGTTACTGGACTGATCCTTCAACCAAGTCTCCTTCTCGGACAACTTGTTGAAATTATCTGACCAAGTCCTCGTAAAGCGTTCCTGTTGAACCTGCTGCTGCTTAACACTCACGGTCTTACGGACGCCATCAGCCTTAGCTCGCGCTGCTTTGGCCAACTGAGAGTCACCATCCGCATCGAATTCCTTGGCCGCAGCCTCGTAATCCTCCGCAGTGTAACCCTTCTCGTCCCGAAAAGAATTGGTATCAGCAACCGTGGATTGCTCCCGTTGCTTGCTCCACTCTTCCCGTTCACGCCTCACCGCCTCGCGCTCGGCCCTGATGGCCTCCTTCTCAGCGTTGATTTGTTCCCAGGTCTTGGTCTTTCGATTCTGATCCTGGGCGAATTTGCTCTTCTGATCCTTCGGCTTCTCCCCTTCCTTCTGCTTGGCCTTGGAATCGGTCTCTGACTTACTGCTCGTGCCTACATCATCTTGCTCGCGGTCATTGACCTCTTTACTGGCACTCCTCTCATTGGAGGAGTCTTGCTCAACCGAAGCTGACTCGTTTTTGTTTTGAGTCTGCTCCCGTGGTTGGCTGTCGATATCGACACCAGCATCGTGATCATTGGCCAAAGCGAGCATCGCATCGGCACTCATTGTTTCATCTGACATATTGTGCTTGTATTCGTTTGCTGGTCCGCACAGACGCAGCAACCGCAACTTTGATCCTATGTATTCGTGACAGAATCCGGATCATCTTCCTGTCCCGTAATTGATTCTCGATCGGCCATCATCTCGATGACCTTCACAAGACTGGCCTGACCCATTGCAAATCCAGAGGAGTATTGCAAATGGTTTCTGTCCGTAATTGCAGAAGCGTTCTGCATAAGAACAGTGTTCAGGAGAGCGTCCTTGAACTTTTTTCCGGTCTCGCTCTTGAAAAAGTTATTGAGAGTGGTCGCGTCATCCCTGCTCCAAGGAAGCGCATCGACCCAGCATTGATGCCGGCCAAAAGTCCATGCGGCGCGGACTCGTGAAATGAGTGAGATCATTCGATCTTTGTGATGTTCACTTCGTTCCCGCTTTTCTGGTTTTTGGCATCATGCCAGTCGTTAGCCACTGATGACGGTTGTTCTCCGTTGAGCCATTTTTGAATCGAAAGAAAAGTAGCTCCAAGCTCTCCGGTTTTTCCACCGTGCCAGTAGCTGGTCTTCACGCGAATGGATTCGCCAATTTTAGGAGAATCAAATATTTGACCGTTGCATGTGAAAGCTATGTCTCCGGTCAAATACACCTCAAAGCTGTCCACATTTGGATGCAGATGCTCTTCAATCAAGGTGTTAGGTGGGGTGATAAACAACTGCACCTGATATGGATACTGCCGATACAAAACCGTGCCAGCAATGTCTGCATGGTAGCATGGTTTGGCACCTTCATAGGTGTTGATTGGCCTGTAGTTAAGCCACCAGTTTTTGAATTCTTCTAGGTCGTCGAATGGTTTTACCATGCTTTGCAGCTCCAGTGTCTTGGGGTTGTTTTGTCAGTTGCCGTATCGCAGTTGTGCCGCGCTCGGAAGCTCTTGCGCCGCTCCGGATCGTCCTTCTTAACCTCCATATTGGGATCTCCGAAGCGAACCTTGATCACGGTGCCCTTCGGATTGCGGACGTACACCGCTTTCTTCTTGGACTCGCCCGGTGTGTAGAAAGGTTTGCCAAGCGATACTTTCTTTCCTTGGTACTCGGCCATATCAAGATTGGAATAGCGGTGAATCCTGCAACTCCTTGATGTTCTCCTGCCTCTTAGCCTTCTGGAACCTGATCTTCGGTGCCACACCCTCCTCAAGCTGCTCCATTAACGGAGCTTGGGCTTGTGATTGCACCGGAATCGAGGTCAAAACGGGCTGAGGCTCCACAATAATAGCGGTCATAGCGTAAAATTCTCCGCACCAATCGAAATCCAGCACAGTGGGCCAGCAAGTTGGCCTACTGGTGGGCGGAAACCGCCGGCAGGTCTTGTCGGAGGCTCGATATCGGCAATCTTTGCAGGTCATAGCTTATTGAACCATCTGCGGCTCTGGTGCGGCGGGCGGCATTGGCATTTGGGGCTGCTGCTGCTGCAACAAACCGCTGCTGGTCAGGAACTTCTGGATCTCAGCCCTCAATTTCCGCGCTTCATTGGTCGCCACCTGCTCGTACCCCTGCAACAGGCTGTCGATACGCACCATAAACGCATTCTTGGAAGCCGGACTGAACTGCTGACCCTGCTGGATCGCCCCATTCAGGTACTGCATCAGCACACCGATACGGCCCGCGAAGTTCTGACCCGGTTTAGCCGGCACCGGGATGCCGATTAGCAGTGTCGGGATCGTCTTGGTCTCGTCCTCCAACTCATCCTGCTGCTTCTGACCTGGATCCCGTATCAGTTTTTTGATCAGGGACGGGTCATCCAGCTCCATGATGCTCTTATCCAGCTCCACCTGATCGACCCAGGGGCTGTTCTGGAAGAGTTGCTTACGGTTAATGGCCTGCTGAACCATCATCTGCCGGCTGACCATGTCCATACCGCCCTTCGGTTCCAGCTCATATTGATCGTGCAATGCCACCGGATCCGCATCCAGCGAGTCCTCGGCAAATCGATATCGTAAACTCTTGGAATCATACTGAACATAAAGTCCCCAAGCTTGCCGGTACATCTTGCCCAGTGCCATACGGAATAGTCGCGCCCGCAGATCCCCACTCTGCATGGCCTGAGCGTTGATACTCTGGATCTCGGTCGCCGTCCGCCGGTCGCTACCCCCGCCCATCGCACTGCCCATCGCATAATCCGGACTACCGATCCGGTTCTCCGCGACCGCCCGAGTCTGGTTCAGCTCCTGATCAAAGCTCACCGGCGGCTGCGGCATCTGGACCGGGGCCACGCCATACGGCAAGATTTGCCCGGGCGAGAACCGCAGGTTGATGCTGTTCGGCAGCTCCCGTTCCGCCCGGAATAGCGGGCGATTATAGAGCGTCATCGCATCATGTTTGTGGTTCCACATCGAGGTCATCGACAACTCGAATGGAGCCAAGATCTCGCACACGCCCCGCGGGCTGAACCATCCCTTGTCCTTGATCTCATACGGGAAGTCCACGAAGGGACATTGGCCATGATCATATGGCAACTCCATCGGATCCCGCAGATCCATATCCACTGCCGCGGGGCTATACAGATAAACCTCCCACACCCCGTCATCCCGCTTCTTGTACACCTCCCACACAATCACCCCATCGGTATTGCTCGTGTAAGTGATACCCTCGCGAAGTTGCTTTGCGTCTTCCTCGGTCGCTGCCCCCGGGACGTTATCGTCCTGCTGCGGATTACCCCGAATCTTCTCGATCGTCTTGGAATCGCTCTTCCACCCGAACTGCCCAGCCATCCGCTTGTACGCCCCCACACTCATCGGCATCACATGCACCGCCCAATCTGCATCCTGCAAATCCACGGTGTATGCCGGCACAATAAAATACATCGGGTCAATCGCCTCAAACCCCACCCGCTTATCACCGGGATTCCAGAAGCACTTGATCACGCCGCGCCCGCTCATCAGCGTGTAATCTACCCAGCTCAGGACTTCGTCCGTAAAGTTGGTCTTGTCCCGAATCTTATAATTGAACCAGTCCTCCGCCACCTTCGTATACGCATTCAACTGCTGGCGCATCGGAACAAAGCTGGCCACAACATCCATGCCCAATGCCTGCTGGAGGAACAACGGCTTGAGCTTCTCGATCGCCGTATCAATGAGCGGCCAATGCAGATCCGCGGCCTTGGGCCAGGGCTTATTGGTACGTCGCAACCCATGATGGCGTAACTCATACCATCGCGTCTGCCTTATCTCCCACGGGCTTCGCTGGGCAACAGCCTCAACAATCTGGCCCTGCAACGAATTCCGCTGTTTGTCGCTCATCATAAATGTATACCCCTCTTCCTACCCGCCAACCTCGCATCCAGCAAGCGGAGACCCAGTTTCCTCCACCGGACCTATCTCATCCTCCATCCTTTCAAGCAAGCTCCTTCCATCCTCACCCAATGCTTTCAGGTACTCATCCATCCGCTTCCCGCCACCACCGCAAAACGCCAGCACCATAGCATCCGCCCGATCCGGACTATTCACCCCGCGGGATCTGAGTTCGTCCTTACCCTCCAGCGTCAGCTTCCCCTTGCCATTAGTCCGCACCTTCCTGCTCACGAACTGCTGCAATAGAATCTCGTCCGTTCCCACAGGCCCCAGATTCACCTTCGATTCCTCCACCATCCGCCCGAACTCAATCCACATCTCCGCAGCCCGATTCACGAACTGATCATCCCGAATGGCCCGCTCCCCAAAGTTAACCCGCCGCACATCCCAACCCTCAGAGCGGAGCGCGTCACACATCACCACCCCCATGCCGCCCACATCCGCATAGATATCCGCCGCCTTCAGATTCCACTTCCTGAACTCCGCTATAAACCTACCCACACTGGCCATCGTGTCCTTATCCCTCCACCGCACCAGCCCCTTAACCGTATTGCCCTGGCGAACAACCAGCACACTCTCATCTCCGCCCGCTGAGAAATCACAGCCCGCGGTCAATGGCTGACCCTCCGTATCCTCCTTAGGTGGGCCACTAACCACTCTCTGCCAATCGATCGTCTTCACCGCCGTCAAACTCCCATCGTCCTCCATGAACTCCGCATAGATCATCGACCGCACAAGCGGATGCCCCTCGCCCCACCGCGCAAACTGATCATCAATCCACTCCTTCCGGATATGCGGACAATCAAACGCCGTCACCGTAAAGGTATTCCACTTACCATCGTTCCGCCGGAATACATCGTAGAAATAGCCGCTGCTCCCCCCGGGGCTACTCATCAACAAAGTCCGCGTTGGCTGGCACCGTTCCATCGACTGGAATATCCCGTCCGGTACCGCCTTCGCCTCATCCACAATATACAGCAAATCATTGCTCGGACCCTGCACATGCCAGCCCTCCGCCTTCTCAGGATTGCTCGCGCTGAACCCTATGCATCTACTCACCAACTCCTGGCCATCCACCTTCTTCGGATACACATACCGGATCTCTCCATCCTTGATCGAGAATCCATTCTCCTCGCCACCCAATCCATTGATCATCTTCCGAAGATGCGGCCACAGAGCATCAGCCACCTGTCGGTACACACCAGCCGTACATACCACCAAGCTCCCAGGCCAGCGGAGCATGTGCCAGACGACGGCTGACGCCGCTACCATGCTCGTCTTTCCAGATCCATTCGCAGCCTTGAGTGCCACCTTGGAATGCTTCTCGTTCAACGCTCCCAGCACCTTCTCCTGCCAAGGGTACACATCGCGAAGCCCCAACATCATCTTAGGGAAGTTGGCCAAATGTTGTGCCTCCTCCAGAAGCTTACGCTGCTTCCATGCAGGGATATGCGAACCCATTCCTAGTGAAGGGGATTTCTTCCGTTTAATTTGCTTGACACTCATAAAATTGGGTTGGGTGCGGATGGGGGGTATAAGGTATCACCCACCCCCCTCCTGGGTGGTCCCCCGCCCCCGTTGTCCTATTACCATATCCGCCATCCGTATACCGCTATTGCTATTGCTTATCCTATTTAGATTGCCCACCGAATGCGCCTAGTAGATTGCCACTAACGCTTAACTCTTTACCACCTTTACCAGTATGTTCTAGCGATGCGCGGGCTACGTAGCCTCGAGTACGTTCGAGCATCCACCCCGCCGCTTGCCAGTTGGCCTCGCCGCTCATCACCCTTCGTTGCAGCAGCAACTCACCCTGGGCGCGGGCACGGTCAAGCTCACCCTGGAACTTAGGGTTGGCGTTGATCCACCGGGCCCACTGGGTTTGATTGCCCGCAGGGAACCCACAGAGAATCGCGATGCGGTCAATGGGCATGCCGTACTGCGCGGCTTCCATCGCTTCCTTTTTAGTGGCGTCTGACAAGGTCATTTTAGTGCCCTTCTCAGGCTTTGCCCTTTGCCTCACCCTCTCCATGACAACCCCCGCTTTCGCTTTCATCCACCCCCTTTACCTTGGATTTATTTTCTTTACCTCTTTTGTTGACGCATGTGCGAAAGGGTGATCTCCTTTGCGCACGGCCTGATTTACGGGCCCACAAAAAACCTATGATCCTCCTCCTCGATCACTTCAACGGAACCCGGATTTCCCGCCACCGTACGGTCGCGAACGCGATCAAAGCCCGCATAGCCCACGCAAAGCGACTCCACCGGAACTCACCCGGCTCTTTCATTTGGTATCGAATCACAGACGCCGACGGCGTGGGAATCTGTGGAGAACTACAGATGGAAATTGAACTCGCCCTTCAAACCTCCTCCCGCTAACCAATGAAACTACGCATCCCCCACCGATTCCACGGCCCGCTTTGCGCCCTTGGCTTCATTCTCCTTATGGCCATTGTGGCCATCATCGAAAGCCTCGGAGGTTCCCTTTGAACGGCTTCATTCTCCACGAAGATCATGCCCGAGTGATCATCGCGACCGGCTTCTCCACCCCCTCCGATAACCGGAAAACGGGCGATATGATCCAAATATGGATCCTAGTCAAAGCCTGTAGCCCTACCGAAGCAATCCGCACGGGCTTGGACCGGCTTATCTGTGGCAACTGCGTCCACCGTGGCGACGGTCACGGCGGCGATCGTTCGTGTTACGTCAACGTTGGCCAAGCCCCCCAAGGGATTTGGAAAGCATGGAAAGCCGGAAACTATGCGCCCCTGCGTAGTCTCGAATGTTTCGTTGGCCGCAAAGTTCGCTTCGGAGCTTACGGCGACCCCACATGGATTCCCTTGTCCCTCGCCTTGGCCATCGCGGGGGTTTCTTCGGGGTGGACAGGCTACACACACCAATGGCGCAAGCCATCGCTTCAACCTTGGAAAACCCTTCTAATGGCCTCGGTGGATTCCATCGCGCAACTGGTCATCGCCCGCAGCATGGGGTGGAGTACTTTTCGCGTCGGCTCCGAGGCTTCGGTCGGCGAGTCCCTGTGCGCCAGCGATCGCGACGGTACCCCATGCGCTGTGTGTCAACTATGCGCCGGGAACCGAAACGGACTCGAATCTGTCCACATTCCACCCCACGGAAAGGGTGCCACGCATTTTATCGAAGCCTGAATTATCCGGAGGATCCATGGGGTAAAACTCCGTGGGTTCTGCGGGCAATTGACGCCCTCACAAAACATAATGAAAACCAAAGTAAACCCCTACCTGATCACAGCCACCGAAGCTCTTGAAAACGAAGGGTTCACCCCCGACACCCTCGAGGACTTCACCCGTAACGCGATGTGGGAAGCGACATCGCCCGCATGCTGCACAGAGGGTTGCGTGGTGGAACCCGACGGTTCCTGCCCGCACGGGTGCCCGTCCATTCTCATCGCCCTAGGACTCATCTAGTGAAGCCCTTACTCCGTGTCCTAGGGTACCTCGGGCTTTGCCTGTTGTTCACCTTGCTTCTCATTCTCTCAGCCCTAGCAGGCAACGGTAGATAATCCCAAGCCATTCACCACGCCCCGTAGGTTCAACCCTGCGGGGTTTTTTGTTGCCCCGAGGGTGTGGACACCCGACGCCCGCCTTCCTTCCTTCCTAGGCCCGCTTGCCGCTTGTCTTATGAGTAGGCCATCGCCCCCTTCCTTCCTTTGCCCATAGTCTCGGTTCCTGATTTGACACTAGCCCACCAGGATCCCCCCTAGGACATCGAATGTCCGACCCCGCTATTGGCATAGGACATCCCGTGTCCGACCCCCCGTCGCCCGCTCATGTGCCGCCCAGGTGCGCCCACCGCCCCGCGATCTCATGGTGCGGTATTCGGGATTCTGCATACGCCATACGGAATTCGGAATTCGGAAATCCAGAATCGGGAATCGGGAAATCCGGAATCATGGTGCGGTCGAGTAGGCCAATCCAAGCGGTCCTGTTCTAAGCGACGATACCCCCGTTCCGCTCCCTACACTCCATCCAGCAATCAAACGCGCTCCTAGACCCCTCCAAGCTCCAGCAATCGACATCCATATCCATCCATCACAACCACCTTATACCCGATACTTCGTAATCAGTAGAGGGTCATTCAAAAACTGCAGCCGCAGCGTGGGGGCCTTCAAAGCCCCCGAAAAGCTTGCGGCGTAAGCAGTTTTTAACTCCCTAGTAGAGGGAGTGTGAATCTCCCTCTAGGGAGAGTAGTAGTGGCTATGGTAACTCTTTGGGGTGCGCTGCAAAATCAACATTCCTTTATCTTGACGCTGGATCGTCCATGAAGCAATTTGCTCTTGCTATGAGTTATCTGGACAATGGTTCCACGCTTCGGTCGATGTTCCGACTGACGCCCCCGCAACGCCATGACATCGACCCGGCTAAGTCCGAGGTTCTGGCCTACATAATGGCGAATCTCGCCTGTGAGCTTGGTCGAGCGATCCGGGCTTTCAATTCCATGAGGAACAAGAAGTCTCAAGTCCTTGTTTATGACATGGTTCATCGGCAGTGGCGTGGGTGTGACTGGGTTCCTCCGCAGGATGAGGACAAGGTTTCGTTGCTCTTGAGAACCATCAATGATCTCAAGCGTGATGTTGCGTATCTGAAGACCGCGGTGAAGAAGCATGAACGATCGATTGGCCAACTCGAAAGGAAGCGTCCGGGTAAGCGTAAGGAGGAGGATGAATCGAAGAAGGAGGAGGAGGCTCCTAGCTACGAACCCGTCGTCGATGAAACATTGATGGAAGCAGCGAAAAAAGCCTCTGCCGAGGAGGAAGAGGCTGGTGGAGAAGACTGGTGGAAAGCTATGCGCGCCGCCTTGGCCGATGTGGAGGTGGTTGCGGCTCCTTCAGTTGCGCCCCGGTCATCATCATCGGGTTCCACTGCTCCCACAGAATACCCTTGGGAGAATGACGAAGATGAAGTGAGCTAGACTGGAGCCGCGATCCCCGCTTGCAGAAGGCCAACTGGAACCTTCTAGGTTTGTTTTGGCCTACCTCATGGAGAACGGCTATCTCACGCGCCCAGTTGGCGAGTTCGCTGGAGCCGAAGCCTGAGTGGGCCAGTTCCATTGTGGTGAGTGGTTCATTGCTTTCCTTACGCTGAGGTTTGGCAACGTGATGCATCCAGATCCAAGCGACCTTGGTCTCGTGTAGGATGGGCTGGAGTTTGTTGCGAAGGAACACGCTGACCTCGCCCTGATCGCTGAGGTCACCGCCGAAGTAGCTGAAGAGTGGATCGGCCACGATGACATCGAGCTTGGATTTGTGGATGAACCGGCGGGCGTAGGCGAGGAACTGGTCGCCGGTACGGACGGCTTCGGTGCGGAAGTGGAGGTTTTCTTGGAGGATAGCGATCTCGCTGACGCTCATGTTGAGTCCTTTGATGACCCCGCGGAAGGCTTCGGCGAGGTCACCCTTGTCGTTCTCGGCCTGGATGACTCCGATCTTCAATCGCTTCACCGGCTTGATCCCGAAGAAGTCGAGGCCGAGGCACCAGCGGATGACGATCTGCATCATGAGGCTGGACTTCCCGATACCGGTACCACCGCTGATGATCATGGAGGAGCCGCGGGTGAGCCAGCGTTTGCCGATCAGGTTGTCGGGATCGTTGTCTGGATCGAAGTTGATGAGGTCTTTGATCGAGACCACCGTGGACTTGTCATCATCGGTCTCCCGGGAGGTGAGGTAGTCTTCCCATGAAGCGGAGCCGAGGTTAGTGGCCAACAACTTTTGCTGGGACGTAGGACTCCGCCATGCGCCCGGGAGCCTGCTGTAGCGCGAGGGGTTCTTGTTCTTGGCATCGATGCCCGGGATCGACGAGTAGATAATATCCCGGCGGATGTCCCACTCCTTGCGGTTGGGAGCATCTACGCGGACCCAGCCATGGATACTCTTACCACCGGAGTCGATGAGTACGGTGATCGGTAGGCCAGAATCTCGGAATAGCTTCTCCTGTTCAGCCTTGGGCTTGTCATCGAACTCCACCAGGACATGGCGGTACGCGCTAACATCGTTGTCGGAGCCGCTGTAGAGGTTGGGCTTGAAGGGATTGATGCGGACAAAGATCCCCTCGCGTTCCGGTGATAGGATGCGGGATGCCGGATCATCGAAGCGGGCGATCCATTCCTCGATGGGAATGAATGATCCAGCAGTGACTGGCCTACCCTCCTCGACGGCATCACAGATACAGACTACTTCGGTGGGTGCGAAGGCGGCTTGAAGGAACCGCTTGAACTCGCTGGCTTGAGGATCGGGCGCAACTGCTGGTGACGGCCTCTTGAATGAGACCTTGGTGATATCGAATGGAGCGGTTGATGGGGATACCCCTGATTGAAGGAGATGGCCGGCTGGTTTGGAGTGAGACTTGGAAGCGGCTTCGCGGAGCTTGTGGATGAGTTCGCGCTCGGTCCAAGAGGGTTGGCAGGATTGATTCCAGCTTGAGAGCAGGGCTAGAGAGTCAGCCTCCGATAGCTGGAAGCCGTGTACGAGGCCGACGGCAGCGGTGTAGGTGGTTGAGTGTCCGGACTGGCCAGAGACGGCTGGCGGCACCTTGGAAAGCCAAAGGGCCGCTCGTTGGAGCGGTGTCATATCGTTGTTTGTTTGGGACCGATCGTTGGGGGCTACTTCATTTTGTCTATCTTCATCAGCCGTTTGATGGCTTGGGTTTTGGGGGAATAGGTTCCGGTCTTCTTGGTGCTGGGCTTGGCGGCGTAGGCGGCGGCCTTGGCGGACTTAGCTTTCTTCATAGGGTTTGAACTTGGTGTGGAATTCCGAGGTGAGGCGAACGTAGATGTTGCTGCCTCTTTGGTAGATGATGACGGGAGCTTTGAGTTCTGCGAGCCGATATTGGCCAACATGA